AGTGTACTCACGGCGCGCACAAAATAAAAGGACTGTCCTCTACGAGTGGACATTTTGCGTTATCCCCTAATTGAGAATGATTATCATTTCCAACAAAATTCTTACTTCATATTATTTCGTATTACTTGAGAATAAGACACAATCCCAATTCCCCTAGCCCATTGTCTGAATATTCGTAAGATACCTTTTACAAGATTAGGACGAAAGCCCTATTGTAATATGATGGTGATAGGTGTATTATAATAGTGTAGTCGGGAGATTACTGAGTCGAGTGTAGGCTATTTGTTAGAATTGTCTGACAATTTAGTCCACTGTCAACGGACAATAATTTTCTAGTCAACTAGAAAATAACTGTTGACAGGCGAGGCGAAACGTGCTATAATGTATTTGAAGGTTGAGAGAAGGAACAATCTTCATAGAGTTCTAGTCAACTAGACAGGGAGGAAAACAACATGGAAAAAGCAATCAGTGTTAAAGTCGAATCATCTAAGGACGTTCTCAACGCTATGGGCGTTAAGGCAGGCATGAATATCGACGAAATTACGAATGCAATCCGCAAGACGGACGCAGAGATTAGCAATCTCAAAGACGGCATTGGTAAGAGGTTGTTTGGCATTGGCGTCATGCTGCGCGACGTTCGTGACCGCAAATTAGCAGGTATTTATACCGACAAAGCAGGCAAGACGCGCAATATCAAGGTTGAAGATTGGGCGCATGACACTTTTGGGTATAGCAAGTCTTATACCCTTGGTCTGGTCAAGGTTGCTTCCAATTTCAGTGCCGACCTTTGTGACGCGTATGGGGCGTCAAAGCTGATTCAGATTGGCACGCGTGACCATCTCAAGAAGTTACAGGATGAACAAGGTATTACGCCGGCTAGTACGCTTGCTGATGTTAAGCAGGCAATCAAGGCGGAAAAAGCCGCTAAACCTCGCACTGCTGAACAGGTTGAGAGAGACCAGGAACGGCACGCCCAAGCTCTCAAAGTAGCTATTGAGACTCTTACCGGTGATGGTAAGAGTAAAGAGGATATTCGCAAGATGGTAGAAGCAATCCTCAAATGAAGGTCATAGGGAGGTAAATCCTCCCTTTTATCCTTGATATATTCTAGTCGACTAGAACGCCGGTTTTAGGCAGTCTTGCAGGACGCCGGTTTTAGGCAGTTCTAGTCAACTAGATATAGATATATTTTAATTTCATTCTGTGTCCGATACGGACAGAAAGGTTAGGTTTATCATGTCTATCAATTTTAATGCCGTTGCAAATGCTGTGGTTAGCGGTTCTCCCCTCATTGTTGGCGAAAAATTGAATACGGAAGACCTTATCGGTAATCCGGTCACGCCGACTGCCGCCGATTTGGTTGAGATGGATGGTAAAGAGGTAGCCGTCCTTCAGTTTGAGGAAGTCAATATCGCGCACCACTACTTTGGCGGTACGCTCTTGACCAAGATGGTGCAGGCGTGGAAGCAGGCTAGCGAGGGTACGGACGAGTGGAAACATCCGTCTGGTGTGAAGCTCGTACTCAAGGCAGGAACTACAAAGAGTGGGCGGAAAGTAACGCTTGTTGAAATTGTGTAATAGAATAAGTTGAAGTAAACAGGGGAATAAACAATTCAATATGTATTGTTTATTCCCTGTTGTTTTTTCTCGGCTGTCTAGTTGACTAGATTCCTAGACAGAAAATGAAAGGATGACGGGAACGTAATGTCAAGAACTGAAAATAGGAAAATGCGTAGGCATTTGAATCCGAGAATCAAACAGTTTGTAAATGACATTGTAAGGACAATTTGTTATCTATTTTTAGCGGCAGAATGTACAGTAATTGTTGCCGTAATTAAATAAGTCAGCGAACCCTAGCCAAAACCATGACTAGGGTTCTTGCTGAACAATCAACACAAAGTCTAGTTGACTAGAAAGGAAATTATATGGGAAGAAAATATCACGAAAACCTAGAAGGTACGAACAATGTGAATTGGTCGAATCTTGAAGGAAAGACAGGAAGTAAAGACTATGCGTCGGAAGTGAATGTATATTCAACGAAAGCGCAAGACATTTCAAATGGTGGTAAGGTTAAAGTTTACGACGCTAAGTTCGTAGCTAAGAACTGGAACGATAGCGAAACTCGTAAAATGGCATGGTCTTACATTCAGAAAGCAACTTACAACGAAATCAAAGAACATTTGAGAGCGTTACAATCTACTGTAAAGGGAAGAGTTGAAAGATTGAAAGCGAGCGGAATCCCTTCACCTGCTTTGGATGTTTGGGAGAAAAATACTAGAGGTATGGGATGGTCAAACGCTAGGATTTACATTAAAGGTTTTGACCGTGATACTTTGATTCACGAGCTGGCTTGCGCTAATCAGTTCTTATCGTCGGAAACATCAACGGTTGGTGGCGCAAAGAAGGTAATGAATCAGGCGTTTAGAAGATTGGGTTTTGAACCTGATATGATGAATCAGACGCTTGTATCCAATATGTATAAAATTATCAACAAAGTTAAGGAAGTCGGAGGGTTTACGGCTTTCCAATTCAATTATGAAAGATTGGCAGGCTTACTGGAAGAGGAATATGGGGATTTCTTGAGAATAGAAGAATTTAACTCACAGGAAGCAAGCGCACAAGCTGAGGAATTGTTTGGTGAAATTCTTCAGAGAGGTATGGACGCCGCTAGGGAAATCTACGAGCAACAAATGGCTAGTAGAATGGACGCTTTTGAAAATGCGTTTAGACCGGGACGTACATTTAATTGGTAATCTAGTCAACTAGACAGAGGTAATCACATGAAATGGTACGCAGACGTTATAAACTACTTACAACAAACAGAATTTCCAATAGTGAAAAGTAGCAGAAAAAAGGATGGAAGTTTCTATAACGTACCAGTATCATTTGATATTGAAACCACTTCATTTAAGAATGAAAAAGGTCAGTATTGTGGTATAATGTATGTTTGGCAGTTCGCGATATATAATGAAGTGTTCTATGGAAGAACAATGGAACAATATCAAGAGTTCTGTCAAATATTAACGGACTTCCTTCAATTAGGTGTGAAAGCTAAACTTATTGTATATGTGCATAACTTAGCTTTTGAGTTCCAATTTATAAGAAAATACTTCAAATGGGAACGAGTGTTTGCAGACAAAAAACGTGAACCAATGTATGCTGACACAGGAACTATAATGTATAAGTGTTCTTATAGATTAAGTGGATACTCACTAGCGAAACTTGCGGAGAATCTACAAAGACATAAGATAAAGAAACTAGTCGGCGATTTAGATTATAGTCTGTTAAGGCATAGTAAAACACAATTAACGGAAGAAGAGTTAGGATACTGTGCTAATGATGTTCTGATTGTAACGGCGTACATAGCAGAACAGATAGAGGATAACGGAGATATAACGAAAATCCCTTTGACATCAACAGGATTTGTAAGACGGCATATCTACGAACAGACTGTGGCAAGCCCTAATAGAATAGTTGGTATCAACTATCGAGGATTAATGAAAACTTTAACTATTAATGAAGATGTAAGATGGAATCCTAAAAAGAATAATGGAAAGGGAGCATATGAAAATAAAGAATATCAGGCATTAAAGATGGCATTTCAAGGCGGATTCACTCATGCGTCAGCAATACATAGTGGAGTTATTGAAGAAAATGTATCATCGTATGATTTCACTTCTTCGTATCCTGCCGTTATGCTTAGTGAAGAATTTCCAATGTCAAAAGCTGAAGTAAAAGTTCCGTCTAGTCAACTAGAATTTGAAACAATGCTTAAATGCTATTGTGTAAACTTCTCAATCATATTGAAGAATGTTAAAGCAAAGTTTCCATTTGAGCATTACATTTCAGAATCAAGATGCTATCCACCAGTTGATAAGGACGGTAACATAATCAAGGAAGTTGATATGAATATCGTATCTGAAAATGGTCGTGTCGTATCAGCCGATTGGATTTCATTACAGATAACGGAACTTGATTGGGATATAATCAAGACAACGTATGAATTTGAAATTGACGCAATCGGAACTTGTTATTGTTACAAGAAAGGATACTTACCGAAACCATTCATTGAAGCGATTCTTGAACTGTATGAAAAGAAGAACTTATTGAAGGGTGTTAAAGGTAAGGAAGTAGAATACTTAAAATCAAAAGGTATGCTAAACAGTTGCTATGGAATGAGTGTAACTGACATAGTGAAAGATTCATTTATCTATGATGATGAATGGGATTGCGAATTTATTGATGAACCTACTGCAATAAGTAAATACAATAAATCGCATAAAAGATTCTTGTTCTATCCATGGGGCGTGTGGATTACGGCATACGCAAGAAGGAATTTGTGGACAGGTATTCTAGAGTGTTGCCGTGATTACATTTATTCCGATACGGATAGTGTGAAGATATTGAACAAGGATAAACATAAAGCATACTTTGAATATTACAATAAATCAATAACAGACAAACTTTATAGGATGTGTGAACATTATGGTATCGACAAATCAAAGGTGTCACCTAAAGGAAAAATGCTTGGTGTATGGGATTATGAAGGCGATTACAAGCGATTCAAAACTCTCGGCGCAAAACGTTACATGGTCGAGGAAGGGACAGGAAGAATTACATTTACCGTTAGCGGCTGTAACAAGAAATGTGCTATTCCCTATATGCTTGAAAAATATGGAAAAGAACGAATCTTCGATGAGTTCAAAAATAGTCTGTACATTGATGGAGAGCACACAGGAAAGCTAACTCATCGATACATTGATGATGAAAGATTTGGCAGTCTAGTTGACTATACAGGATTGAAAGGTTACTATAATCAGCTAAGTGGAATTAACTTAGCACCAGCTGATTTTACATTAAGTCAAACCGCTAATTACATATTGTACTTAGCAGGATTACAAACAGATGGTGGACGTATGGAGATTGGAGGACAACACGAATGGCGACTAAGTTCTACTCTTTGAAAAACATATTGAAAAAGAAAGCTCAGTACAATATCATTATTGGTGAGCGTTCCAATGGTAAAACGTATGGATGTTTGAAGTACGCACTTGAAAGGTATGTAAAGTATGGGGATGAGATAGGATACATCAGAAGATGGAAAGAGGATGTTAGAGGTAAACGAGCAACCCAGTTGTTCGCGTCATTAGTTGCTGATGGTGTGATAAGCAAATTAACGAATGGAGAGTTTAGCTCAGTTGATAGTTACGCAGGTAAGTTTTATCTGTGTAACTACGATAAAAACTTAAAGAAAACAGTGAGAGCACCACAACCATTTTGTTATGGTTTTGCATTAACGGACATGGAACATGATAAATCAATTTCTTTTCCGAACATCAGGACAATAATTTTTGATGAGTTCCTTACGCGAAAGATGTATCTGCCTGATGAGTTCGTAACATTTATGAACACATTGTCAACAATAATTCGTCATAGAGATGATGTAACAATCTTTATGCTAGGTAATACAGTTAATAAATATTGTCCGTATTTCAAGGAAATGGGACTTGATAAAATCGAGAACATGGAACAAGGAAGGATAGATGTATATAAGTACGGACAAACAAATTTGAAGGTTGCAGTTGAGTATTGCGATAACTCTCAAAGACAGAGTAAAGCGTCAGATGTTTACTTTGCATTTAACAATCCGAAATTGCAGATGATTACAGGTGGTAAATGGGAAATTGATTTGTACCCACATTTACCTACAAAATATCGCCCTAGTGAAGTTGTATTCACATACTTCATTGACTTCGACGATAACCTGTTACAATGTGAGGTTGTTGATAACGGAAAAGACATCTTTACATTTATCCATCGTAAGACAACAGATATTAAGAATGAAGATGATTTGGTTTATCGACTAGTTCAGAGTCCTCGTCCAAACATTGTTATGAACATTTGCAAACCATTTAATAAAGCGACACAAATGGTATGGAAACTGTTTCAGATTGATAAAGTATTCTATCAAGATAATGAAGTTGGTGAGATTGTAAGAAACTATCTAGGACAGTGTGGTAAACTTTTGAAGTAATCTAGTCAACTAGAAAACCCCTAGCAAATAGCTAGGGGTTATTTTTATTTTGTATTTACGACACCTTCACGGAGAGCAGATTCAATGTGGTCAATATCTTCTTTTGTTATCCATGGATACTTGGCAAGTGATTCAATATCAAATTGAATATTATCGGCTTCAAAATATCCATTGATGTCAGATGTCTTAGTTGTAAATGACATTGAACGACGGTCATCAAGAGTAACAAAATTGTGTCTAGTGATGATAACTTTAGGAACTAAATCAGAGAAATAGTTACTAGATTCGACACGAATGTTAGTTCTTTCGATTGTTCTGAATGGATATTCAAATCCGAATCTACCGTTTTCACTTTGGACTAATACATGGTCACTATAAATTCTGCACTCGCAATCACAAGTATACAAATTGCAACTATATACTAACTGAATTGTTTTGCCGATAACGTAGTTAGATGGTATACTGAAGATACCACAGAACGGCAAGTATATTTTACATTGAGTGTGTGGCTCGTAATCCATAGCAGAGTTATATTTTTCTTCAAACATCACTTCCTCACTTTTAACATCAGTCAAAACGGAATCGGTATACGGAATTGAAATCTTGGTATCATATCCAGCAATCTTACAATTCTTAACGCTAGTAGATGGTATCTTAATGAACGTCTGATACATGGCAGAAATGCTTGCGTTAATATCATTACCTTGAACATTTTCAGTAGAACCACTAGCTGTAATCCATCTGATTTCTTTTATCTTTTCTAGTTGACTAGAATCAGGGAGATAAACATCAATGAACCTTGATACTTTAGTTATTGGTTTATCACCACCGATTTTTGTAGCACTACCTGATACAATAAAATCAGTTGTAGGAGTAAAGTTGACTTTAGCAGTCTTTTTATCGCCAGAAATGGTAAAATTAATTGGTGTGTTGTTATGAACAATAGTTGGAGTTTTTGTAAATTCATAACCATCTTTAGCCGTTAATGTAATTGAAACATCTTTGTTAGGTGGAACAGTAGAATTGGTTAAAGATGACGAGCAATTACCTAACTGATAAGTAACATTACAAGGTTTTACAACAATTCCATCTGCTTCAAAATGAAGATGAATTTCAGAATTGTTTGCTAGACTGTCAGCGTAAATTGAAGAATACGAGATAACAACCGTATTATCTGTTGCTGAACTGAAAGAGAAAATACTTGAATAAGCAATCTCATCGCCGTCTTCATTGTACGTTGATTCAGCGCCAGTCCCATCGGTAATCTTAGTAAGTTTTGCCTTACTTTGTGTTGAGATTTCAAAGTGGTCAATATAGTCACTATCAACGCTATTTGCACCAGATGAACCATCAGGAACATACATATTGATAGGAGATTTTCCTTCTAAGAGTAAATCACCATCGCTATTGTATACGTCAATCGAACCATTACAATAACCATCGGCATAAATTTTTACAATGGACGACATCTAAAATCACCTCACACAATCATAATAGTTTGCCCATTTGCATTGAAATCAATAGGGATTTCTTTGGATTCGGTTTTAGTCCTAGATTCCTCAAGGATACCAGCATTGATAAACCTGTTGAAGTTGTCCGTTTTGGTTACATGAATCATCGAGTTTTCAATAAGAGTTTTGAAGGTCATTAAGTAATCGCAAACACAATCAAGCTCATAATAACCATACTTGATACCGACAACTTCTCTAATGAAATAGTACCGATTCAACTTCTCAATATACATATAGTTGCAATCAGGAACACTAGCAAAGCGTAAACGTACAATAGGATTATCCAAGCTAACTTCATGCTGAAAAGTACCTTGCACCTTTTTAACAATCGAAATATCTTTATTGAGGTAATTCTTAGGTGATTTATTCTGCATAAGAGTTACTTCCATAATCATCATTCCTTCTTGAATTGAATATTAATCTTTGGCATATAGCGAACACCAAGAGAATCAACAGCATAAATCCTGATTGGAATACAGTGTTTGATACAATTTTTGCAATAAGCTGTTGCTTCATCTGCCTTGTCCGTGAGTACACCAAACTCCTCATGGATAAACTTCATTCTTATAACCTCCTATTCAAAACAAAAAAGGGTACTCAACTGAGTACCCCCTCCTGTCTAGTTGACTAGATTACGCCACGAAGAAAACAACGAAGTTTTCATTCATGTCGTTGAAGTACCCAGCATCGAACTTGAAGAAGTTATTGAAGAACTCTGCTTTTGCGTTGAAAACAGTGGTCACACGCTTGTCCATGTTGGTAACGCCAAGTGCTTCACGGTCGAACATAACACCAAGAATACCTGTCGTTTTGACATTCTTCTTGGAATCGAGGTTTACGTTGATGGCTGATACAGAATTGAAATTGTATCCATCACCAGAACCCTGCCAGTACGGAACAGTTTCAGCATTGGGAAGAGCCGTAAACTCATTGTGATAAGTATCACTCTGAACGTACACATTGGAAGCACTAGCGAAATCAGAGAGGAAAATCATGTGCATATCGCCAGACGCCGTGAAACGTTCCTTACCGCCAATGTTGAACAGATTGGAAATCTTGCTCATACGGTCTTTGTACAGGCTGATGGTAAGACTTGCAAACCTGATGAAAGCAGGATTCGTAAGGCACTTATCAGCCGTGAGTTTCTCGCCGAACTTTTCATTGTACAGTTTCAGCAGATTGACTGCACGATTTGAACTCTGATTTGCATAACCTGTCGAAGCATCAGCAGTCAAATCATGGGAAAGGGTTTCTGCAATCATCCGATTGATTGTTCTCATAATGAGAGCATCCGTCTTGATGGTCATAGACTTATCAACCGAATTATAGAGCATAGAGGTAAACCCATTGAGTTCGCTCGGGCTACCAAGGGATTCCTTAACCTGCCTATCCGTGAAGGAAAGGTCAACTTCAAATGTAGTCTTGCTGTTGAAGAACTTGGCAGAAACCTTGGGTGCGTGGAAAATATCTTCCTTGTACTGTGCACCATCTTTCAGATTCCAACTGTCATTCTCAACTGCATCAGGGAGTTCACACTGAATTTTCTCAAGTACAGAACCGTACTCCCAACCATCCATCATCACAGAAGGAGCAGAACCGCTATACGGACGGTTAACGAAAATAACCTTACCGATACGATTCACAAGGGATTTAACGTAGTTATCAACTGCGTCCTTGTCGATAATCTCTTTACCGACATCAACGATGTTGCTCAGGTCTTCCGCAACAAGGTCACTTTTACCGAGCACTTCACCAGTTACAGTGTTCATAATGTCATAAATCTGTTTTACTTCCATCGTACATTTCTCCTTTTCTAGTTGACTAGATTTTATTCCTTAAACTTATTGATGTAAAAATTTGCTTTCCCTCGCAGTACATCACCACCACGAGTTCCGTCTGTGGCATAGGGATTATAAACAGGACTTTCATCAGTACCCAAAAATTCCAAATCCCAACGAGTATCGCCTGAACCTTCCTCGTCATTCCAAACGGCATAAGGCACATGGCAATAAATACCATCTTCATTGTTCGCGGCTTCACCGTGAGTGAGAACGTGGTACTTATCACAAGTGAGCCACAAACCCTCACACAATCCTGCAACAACTTGAGACATACGCTCAATCTGGATTTTCGTCGGAGGATTGATACCTAAATCATCCGTAGTTGCACCTGCACAACAGCATAACGAAACCGCAACAGAACCTCCGTTTCTCAGATAAGTAGCAGGACGATAACGGCTTAAATCATCACCCATGTAAACAACATTACCATCCCCGCGAATACAGATATGGTAATCGGAGAAAACGGTATTATATCCTCCTGCACTCCAATGTAGGTAAATCTTTGGCTCGCGATTGTATCCTCTAGCGACATCCCAGATAGCTTCGCGACATTTACTCGCCTTTTCAAACGCTTCATTGTATACCTCTTTATCAGTAGACACTTAACACCAACTCCCTACGAATAGAATCAACAACAAAATCTGCAAACTGTTGGCATTTGAATTGCCTATCTTCTGTAATGATTTTAGATGGTGAATCCTCTCGCTCAAACCTAGTAGTCATGGTATAGGTTCTATCTTTATTCTGACTACCTTCGTTTGTGTTGGTATCTGAACTAGTTTCACTAGGAACTGCTTCGCTAGTATCAAAACCATACACATTGTCACTCTTGGTTGAAACCTTAGAATCTTTAGATGTATGGATTTGCTTATCAGCGACGCTTTCCTCAGACCGTATAGCTAATGCGTCATACTCAAGTTCAAATGTCGGTTTAACTTTATCCCACATAGGAATCAGTTTACGAACAAAGTCTGCAACAACTTTAGCCTTTTCATCGACAGTCGAACAATCCTCAAGAGCTTCAGCGATGTACGGCACGATTTCACCACTTGCACATTTACTGTACAGCATAGTTCCTAGTTGGTCGGAAGTGAAGTCAGTCACGGTATAATTCAGGCTCTTGAACACCAGACCCGATTCCTTTAATCGAAATATGTCTTTGAAGTTCATGGCTTTTTCTCCTCGTCACTCTCCGATGATACGTCGTCGGTCTGTCTCCCTTCATCTTCCTCATCAGATTCTTCATTCTCCGATGCTGAACTTTCCGATTTCGATTCATCATCTTCACTGTCCCCCTCGTCTAGTTGACTAGATTCTTCTGAGTTGTCTTCACTTGTTGAATCTCCGTCCGAAGTTCCTTCACCTCCTTCACTAGTTCTTGAACCATCTCCGTCAGAGTCATCAATTCCTTTATCGTCTGCTCTGTCAGAGTCACCACTTTCAGCATCGTGTTCTCCGTCTTTGATGCTCCCGTCAACATCTGAAATATGTTCATCTTCATCACCTTCATCAGATTCCTCGACAGTAGGCTGTTCCTCATTTGATTCAACTACATCAGTATCTACATCTGATTCCCCCTTTTCTAGTTGACTAGACAAGCCCTGTTCAACCTGCTTACGCTTCCATACAGAATTGAAATCAACCTCAATTTCTGTACCAAACATATCGTTAATCTCATCAACGAATTGTTTGCGACACTCAAGCATATTATCAACAAGAGGACGTAAACCGTCATCGTTCAAACCGGTTTCATCTTTGTTGACATATTCACTTTTCATGTTGTGCGGAGAGTTTACACCAATAGCCTGTAAAAAGCTACCTTTAATAAACTGCATCATTTCCACAACCTGTGTAACATAGTTACTAGTTGTGCTTGCTGTCTGCATACGAACACCATCAAAGAAAGCACTTTCACCAATAACGCCAAGTTGACCATTCTCAATCTTTCGCAGGTAACTTTCAGCACTTGCTTTGGTTCGTTCATCAGACGCAGATACAAGAATATTCATTCTAGTCGTCAAAAGAACTGTTCTCATAGTGATGTTACTCTCAACCATGAAATTAGTATAACGGTTAATAATCGGCATTAACCCTTGCTTCCGAAAATCATTCTTACATAAGACGTAAGAACCTTCATCAACAGTAGCACTGCCTAAAACCTCGTTAGCGTAGATGAATTGCGTAGGTTCATGGTACACATTAGGTTTACCGCCTAGAGTACCATCAAGGGCATACAATTCATCACCAACTTTAGTTACTCCGCAATAACCTAAAGTCATCAGATACTTTTCAAGATTATACTTGGGAATAGTATCAGGAAGATTCTTATAATCGAACATATTAAGAACAAAATTCAGGAGTTCTTCCTCGACGGCAGGAATGGCAACATCCTTATCAACAATATAATCTTTACTATTGTCGTAAGACTTATTTCTCGCCACCCTTAATAACCTCCTTCAAATCATCAATCGCTCTTGTGTTCGTATTTATAGTCACACTCAATACCGCAAGCTCTTCACTCATTTTACTCAACTTATCAGTGTAGAAAGTCATTATCCTGTAAATCACATATACCAAGATAATGTTAGACGCTATTGGGAATCCCAAGTCTGAAATAATCTTTGTAATTTCCAAGATGTTCTCAACTTCCTTTCTAGTTGACTAGATATTAACTCGGATACATTCTCATCAATCCTTTCATAAAAAGACAAATGAAGTAAGACACAGGACGTTGGGGGTTCACATCCTTATCCTGCTTCTATTATAATATTACCATATTTCGACGTATTTGTCAACAATTATTTGTTATTGTTTTAGGGGTTAGGGGCTAGGGGAATTTGTATTGTTATTCATTATTGTTTCTTGATGTATGGGTAATGCACTAGTGTCTCCTCCGAGAGGACAGATGTTCGTGACTAGTGCGCGCCGTGAGTACACT